CTGGTCCCGGGAATCCCGATCACCTGGAACCCCGATAACCCGAACAATTTGGTACAAACGCCAGTACTATCGACCCCGACAACCCGAACAATTTCTATAAAAGCCCGAGAAAGAAGCCCGATCCCCCCGCGCTAGATTTTCCCGCAGAAAAACCCGAACATTACTTATCGTCAACTATATCTAGGTCTTCATGCTCAATTTGCACTACATCTGGTGTTACATCCCCCATACGAGACTCAGCCAAACGCTTATATTCAGCCAGTTTCTTCGCAATATCCTCCTTGGTTGCTGCGGTAATGTCCTCCTTGATAACGTGCTGTTTGTTGATAAGTAATCCCGATGCCTTCAATCTCAGCTCTTCAGCTCTGATAGCCTCGCTGAACTTACCCATCTCCCAAGCCTGATCCCGAAGCTTCTTCAGATCCCGAACAGACTTGTCTACGCTGACCCCGAACTTAGCTTGTGCTTCAACTCTCATCTCCTGCAATCGCTCTGCCACGACTGGGTTACGCAACAGCCTTACGGCAGACACTGCTGGGTTTTTATACCCTGCCTGTCTAGCCGCTTCTGTCTGCGACATGTCCCGATGCAAATAGAAGTTCAGAAACTTTTGCTGCACTGGTTTTAACCTACGCTGTCCTGCGTGTCTTCGATCCTCTGATAGATCCTCACCGACCTTTGGCATACTGCTCTCTCCTGCTTCGGTATAGGTATAGGTTACATATACCTATACCTATATATATATAGGGAACCTAATGTAACCATGTAACCACGTTTGTTTTCAACAACTTACAACCTACAATTAACTTCCGATATCACAAATGTAACCACATGTAACTAAACCGATTTACCCAATAATTACAATAACTTCCTACTTACACGCGATTTTAGTTACATGCCGTAACCATGTAACCATGTAACTAAATATTAACCGATACCAAGTTAAATCACCGTTTAGCCTCCCAAGCCTCACCTGTATCTGTGTTGGTGATGTCAAACCACTGTCTAGTGTAATGGGTCTTTCCTGATCTACTGGTGCCTTGGTCAACATAGTTAAACTTTACCTCATACTGACCATTTAGACCTTGCTCCCAACAAGGCTTCTCTCTTTTGTCATAGCCGCTATAATAAGGCATACAAAGTAAGGCTTGCACAAAGTTAAAGCTATGCAACTCCTCTGTCGTTGCATCATGTGGGTTTGCTCTGACATGCCTAACCCTATCCCAATACTCCTTTATCTTACGCTCTTTTGTTGCCTTACGTTTTTCAGCCGCTGCTTTATTCTTTCGCTTTTTTTCCTGCTCATGTTTATAAATAGCAACGGCATCATCAGCAGATCTTACGGTGAAAGCAATACCACAAGTAGGGCAATCAGGATAAAATACATCATCATGCGTTGGCACTTTATCTGACTGATAACCAGTCTTTTGATAATGTCCATGAAACGTATTACCACACAACTCACAACCAAGGTGTTGCCGCTTCTCATATATCGGACGCATCATGTCATCTTTTACTTTTTGCAACGCTTCAAATCCGCTCATCATTTGCCCTCCAGGTTAACTGACATCTTTGCCGTGGCTCTCCAGCACATGAATTATCATGGCTATCCTCTCCAGCATCGTATGCTCTGTATTTACATTATCAATGACAGAGGAACTTTTGTACTCCTGTGGTAGGCACTCAATCTGATGCTTCAGATCATATGCGATTATTAGTTCATCATTCATTGTTTTTACTCACAACGCTTTTAGTCATAGTCCTTTCGACTCCTGACAGATTCCTTTTACGAACAATTCTACCCATAGAATCATACGTTGGGCTGATTTCCAGGATCATCAAATCGCGTTTTAACTGCTCCATCGTTGGAACCCTTGGCATGCTGACAACATTTTCTTTTTTCATCTTCATTTGCCCTTATAAGCAGTAGTGTGAATAAAAGGGGTTTGCCTTTTAGGAATAAAATTGCCAGAATGAAACTCTGAGCGTAAGAAATAATCTTTTGTCAAATTACATTGCCAATATAAATTTTGCCGCCCATCAAACATGTCGCTATATTCTTTGGCTGTTATTCTTCGTTTTAATTGCATTGCTGTCTATCTTTCTTCTTAACATAAGTGTTTGTTCGCGGTGGCAAGCTACCGCCACGAACAACTGTATTGTTATCTGACCCAGACGGACAAGAGCCTTGATACCTTTGCCCTTGCCAGATTCTGCCCTCACGACAGAACTGTTGTTGAACGGCTTCAATAGTGTCTTGCATCTCTTGTTCAAGAACGTCAATGTCACACAAGCCGCCCCAGACTGGAGTAAAAACAAAACCAGCCTCTTGGACAAGCCTAATGCGCTCTGGTTCAATTACGTTAAAATAGAACCAACCCCACTTACGTCTCATGCCATTAGCACTCACAACTGAACTCCTTGGATTTTTCCGCTAACAATCTACTAGTGATATCGCGTTCCATGCGATCAGTAATCGCTGTAAGTAACAATGTAGTTGCATGTTGCGTATCCGGTGCAGTGTCATAAGACAACTCAACTACAAACCTTGACATTACATTAGCTAAATCAAAAGTTGATACGCCAGACTTAGCCATGCCCTCTGTAAAATCTAGCAACTGATCATAAATTTCTTCGTAAGTTAAATCCATTTTGCCCTCCTAGCTTTCTGTTAGTAACTTACATATAAGCAATCATTGCTATCTTGTCAATACAAATAAATAAATTCTTAACATTTTTATGTAAAAATGATAGTAATTGATAACCACATTGTAAAGAGGTAAAAATGAATAGGGCAGAGATTTTAGATGATGCAAAACAGAAAGTGACTGTTGACCGAGCGGCTGATCACGGTGATATGGAAGATAACTTTTCTACCATTGCTGCGTACTGGACAACGCATCTTGGAACACAAATATCGGCTCACGATGTGGCCGTCATGATGACACTGCTCAAACTTGCTAGGATCAAATCAAACAAAAGCCACGCCGACAATTGGGCTGACGGCTGTGGCTATCTTGCTTGTGGTGGTGAGTTAACTACGGAATAAACCGTCCATCACGCTTCTGACTTCGGTGTGCAACTCTGACACTCTACGCTTATTCTCATCTACCATGTCTATACATTGATCAAGAGCGTCTCTATGTTCATCAAAAGACCATATGCGATCTTGATATAATTGTTTCAAAGCATCATCATGGATTTTCTTATTGGCAATAAGTCCATCAAGAATTTTGTCACGGACAACTTTAATGTCAGAGGCATAAAACTCATTCCGCGTGAATCTGTGATAAGACTTCACATAATTCTCATCATCTGTTTCTAACTGATGCGGTAACACTCGTGCCTGATATGCGGCTTGATCAATGAACTTCCTGACCATATAACCGTCTTTATGTACATCTAAGCCATCTGCCGCTGGTTCTGGATATTGCGGAATACGGATCATCGTGTCTTTTTTTACTACTTCAAGCATTGTTGCGTCTTTCTGGCCTATGGCCTTTGTTGTTAATTACTTATTAATATCACAACATTTATTGTTATAATGTTTTTATCCCAATAAACCCTGTTGATTATTTAACAATATCACAACAATTTTTATTATTGACGTCTCGGGACTAAAAAAAATTATTTTTTATGATTGAAGCACTGCCATGTGGTTCCATGATCACTGCTGTACCAGGCTTGCTGCGATCCACAATACGAACAAATGTGCGTAATAGGACCAGCAGCCGCCTCCTTTGGCTGCTCTTTTTCTGCCAGCTCTTTTAGTTTTTTCTTACGATACGGATCAACATAGTCACCGAACAAATCACTTATTCTCTTTGTCATCTGCTCTCTCGCCCTGACAACAATCCGCGATAACCATCTTGCACACCGAACATTGTGTATGCCCATGCACCTCAACTGGTGGCGCAGCAGCATGGCATCGTGGACAAAGCCCATCTTTGATTAACTGTCCTATGCTACCATCGCCCTGACTAATCATTACACATTGTCCCTAGCTGTAGTGGGTTCATACTCACCCCTAGACATATCACCGTCTACTGCGCCTAACCATATCTTGCCACCTGCTGCGGACAACTGAAACTTGTTAATGCGTCCTGCGGCTTGCAAATCACGAACATATTGCTCTAGCACACGCTTGCTTAAACCTTGCAGTGACTCAGGAGCATCAGCGTCCTCAGACCGCTTATAAACAGAATTATTACCACTCATATGCGTTAGAGCTACACCATTACGCTCGGACTCTACGATCCAATCAAACATGGCCTCCATCTTGATCTCTCTTGCACTACCACGCTCCAACGCTTCAATGGCATCAGTCTGATCTTCCAATAGGCCCGTCATCGAGTCTCGGATAAAATGCCGAACAATTCTACTTGCTGGGCCATTTGATTTAACAACAGCGCCATCAAAGCATGTATTGCGCTGATACGGAACTCCTAGCTTTTCACATGTTTTCTGACCCCGAGCTGTATCTACTTGCCACAACGCAAAAGCAGACCTGACACCATCAACCAAAGCTGTAGTACCCCGAATCAGGTTACGAGCCTGTTCTGGTGTTTTGACAACCGTGTCGTCCTTTATCTTTGTCATATGGTGACATACCAGCACCGATGCCCCTGTCTCTGTCGCAGTCTTGGCAAGCAAACCAGTAAGTGCAGCACCAGCCGCAGGATCAGCGTTAACGTCAGCATGAACGAATGATGCCAGCGGATCAAAGATGATTAACTTCAAATCGTGCATTTGTAACATTTGTTCGTAAATACGATCAAACACCTCGCTTGTCCTGAACTCACCGTTTGACTCTGTTAGAACTGGAAACACACCGCCCACGTTAGGCAAAGGCACAATCCGAATTTGATACTTATAATCAAATCTAGCCCCGAGCGGATCGAGTCTGTCAATCCGCCTGTGCATTTCTGCTTCATCATCCTCTGCCGTGAAGATGACTACGTTACCGAACTCTTGAACTATGCCACCGAAAGCATGAGACATAGGCGCGCCAGAGGCGATCTTCATACCCATATCAAGCGTCATAAGTCCCTTACCAGCATCCCCTGCTGCGGCGAACAAGATCGGAACTCCGAGCGGAAACGTGCCATCAATCAAGAACTTTTGTTCGGGTGCTGGCCCGGTAAACCTGTCGATAAGCAAACTGTCATCAAGTAAATTAATGTTACTTTTTGTAACATTTGACTTTGCATGCACAAAATCAGAGATGTTAAAGCCCTCTGACAAAGCGTCAGCAGCATCCCACTGATCAGGCTTACCCTGTGGTGGAGTCAGCATTGTTACCGACTTTGCACCAGCAGATAGAGCTAAGTCCTGTATAAGATCGGCAAGCTTCTTGCCAGCAGTATCGTTGTCAGGCCATATGATTAACTCTTTGCCGTGCAGTGGAGAGAAATCATATTGTGGCGCAGTCTTCTTCGTTAATGCGCCAGCCCCGCCGATTGTGCATGTTGCCGTGTAACCAGCATGATTAAGCGCATCAGCACACTTCTCGCCCTCCACCCATATGACACGTTCAGATGCCAAAATGTTCGGGATATTATATAATGGTCTGACATCAGGAAACTTTGAATATGCAGAGCCATCAACAAACGGACGGAACTCTTTCTTTGGCTTGCCCTTCGTGTTGAGCATGGGATTACCAGCAATGTCTTTGACGTTATACCGCCTGACAGAAACCAGTACCTCACCATCTGCATTCGTATAGATATACTCTGCATCATACGGGCTATTGATATTGTATTGAGGCTTGATGGGATTTTCGACCGGGGCATTATCCCGAACAATTCTGGGACTATCATCGAGATACTGCGAGAACATCTCTTTAATCTCTGAGAGCTTTAAGCCACGAGATTCCATCAGTATCTTAACGATACCGCCGATTCCGACACCGCCATTGAAATCCTGACCACGCATGAAATGTGGAGATCTAGGATCAATATCAATCTTTAACGATTGCCCCTGATCACCGAGCAAAGACCCGATGTAAAATGTATTACCATGTACGCGACCAGCAGGAAACGTATCTTGCAGCACCCTAATTTGTTCACTTTTTGGAACTCTAGCAGAAATCTCTTCAACTAAATTGTGAGATGAACCACTAGATGTAGTATTGCCAAACCTCACTACACTCATTATATTGTACCCCATTAAGCATTGTTAACTCGGGGCGGTTCATGCCGCCCCTTCTTTTTTGTCCCAGCAAGTGTTACGGAACTCGCACCACTTACACATAAAGAAATCATCATTCTGTGCGATACGAGGTAACATATCATTACCCCTAGTCGCTCTTATTATGTTCACTGCCTTATCGCTTGTTGATTGAGCAAGATCCTGATTGAACGGAATCAACTCAATATATATCTCGCTTGTATTCTTGTTTAACACCGTGAAGCAACATGGATTGTCTGTCAAATCCATATAGGCTTGATACATGGCTACCTGTGCTGCGTATACTGGATTAGCTTCTGCTACGCCTTTACGAACAAATTCAGCAAACTTCCTGTCATTAGCAGACTTACATTCCCAAAGCATAGGATATTGAATCGGCAAAGGACCGCCGACTATCACGCCATCAATATGACCTTTAATTTCTCCTTCGGCCACGGCGAATCCAAATTGTTCGCCTCCTTTTTCTGTACGCAAATCAAATCCGGCATCACGAAAATACATGATCATCAGATCTTCAATCGCATGGCCTAATGAAAATGTTCGTAATGTTTTAGGAGGGAAACCTTTACCTTCATCAGCTTGCTGCCCCATATATCTGTACTGTATTTTTCTGGCGCACTCTTCGCCCAGAGATGAAGCCCCAAGATATTTACGTCTTGGTTGCTTATTCTCCTTGTCCTTTATGCCTCGATCAATCTCTTGAATTATGTATTGTGATACATCAGAATGGGATGTCTTCTGGTTGGAGTCCGACTCTGCCGCCTCCATACTTGAAATATAATTCTGTAAGGTAGTCCCCAGCGAACTCATCTTCCAACCCTTCTATACTCTTTAATACAACAACCAAACCTATTGCGTCCTCTTGACTAAGATCACTAAACTTTTTGTCCCAGCCTATATTACCAAACGCTTGCCCTATCTTTTCTAATGCAGTGTCTCTCCTGACCAGTCCCACGCAGCCTTCTCCATCTCATCATTAAAACAAACTTTGTATACCAAAAGACCTTCAAAAAATTCTACTTCGGCAAAACCGTTCAACAAAGAGGTGTCGTTGTTATCCGCAACAATCGCATCAAAAGCTCCCATGACCACATCTATGATTTCTTCTTTGTCTCTTGGATCCTTAAAATTAACAAAGCAGTTAACGTCAATCCTTGTGTGATCAACAAAATTTGCAGTGAGCTTTACCTCTCCCCTGTTCATGCGCTTTCTTTCTCAATTACGTTATAAACCATCTTGTCTATAGATCTTTTATTCCAAACGTAATTGAGCATACATGCCGCCTTATACTTAGTCCACCCAAAGTCAAATGCGCTTATTGCTATGCCTTGACGATGTAACGCATTACGTTGCTTATCTGTAATGCGTTCGTTAAGCCAGCGCTTAGTTTTTTTAGAACTATTACTATCTTCATTGACTCTCATAAAATCATCAGCAGCCGCCATTGCCTGACGCTTTGTGCCTACGCTAATGAGCCTGACATCACCCAAGTTCTTTTTAACCAAGGCTATGGACAAACCATTAACATCAGCGACCATAGCAAAACAGTTAAACCCTGACGCTGACATACAAGCGCCATTGCCGAATAAATCAATCCAACGGAACGGAGATCGATCTATAAGATCTACTTCTGTTAACTCAAAATGCTCTAACTCTTCAGCATCACCCATACCCAAAGATGCAAACTCATGTCCGCATATAGGGCATTCTTTTACCGCAAGCGGAACTTCTGAATTACACTCAGGACATATTTTGACCGGACCTTGATCTGCATTAGCTTCACTGCCATCCAAATTAACTGGATCATCAAGCGATCCATGAGTTAGTATTGACGTACCAAAGTCTAACACCACGCAGTCTGTTTTAACTACACCAGGATACTCTTCTGGGTCTATTGTCCGCAGACCACGCCCAACCATCTGAACCATAGTAGACTTGTACGAGCATGGGCGAGTCAGAATTATGCAAGATACAGGTGGCGCATCAAACCCTTCAGTCAACACTGCCACATTCACAACCACCTCAACATCACCGTGAGCCAGCTCATGTAGTATCTCTTCACGTTCATCCTTAGGAGTATCGCCAGTGACCATCTCTGCGTTAACACCAGCAATATGGAACTCTTCACATAAATCTGTTGCGTGTTTTATCGTGGAGCAGAACGCAATCGTCTTACGTCCAATACATCTGCGTTGCCATTCCTCAACCACCTTCACGTTAACAGCGCGGCGATTCATGATTCTTTCAACTGCTTCCATGTCAAAGTCAGCAATTGTTTTTCTGACCTCACGCAATTCATTTTGCACACCAACATCAATCACGAATGTTTTCGGGCGTACCAAGAAGCCCTCATCAATCAATGTGGATATTTCGATCTGATGGCTGCAATTGTCAAATACGCCCCTCAGACCAGCCTTATCGCCTCGATTGGGAGTTGCGGTAAAGCCAACGATCTGAACCCCCTCATTAGCCTTTCTAGCGGCGTTAATGATACGTTGATATGTATCTGCTACCGTGTGGTGCGCCTCATCAACTACGATCAGATCAACCTTAGGCATTTGCTCTAGGTTTTTCTCACGAGATAGAGTCTGCACCATTGCGAATACGGTATCCGCGCTCCAGTCTTTATTAGCGGCGTTTACCTCACTTGTTGTGATATTATCGTTCACACGATGAAATTTTGTGGAGTTTTGTGAAACAAGCTCATCTCTATGCTGTAGCACTAGAACTTGTTCGCCTTTTTTGAATCTCTTACCAATAAGAGCAGACAACATAATAGTTTTGCCAGCGCCTGTTGGCGCTACAACTAATGTGTTGCCTTTATCGTCTAAGGCTTTGGAGGCGGCATCAACTGCCACCTCCTGATATTTGCGGAGTAACATGACTAGACAATCATGTACTTGTATTCAGAGTTTTGCTTATCGTAAGACTTCTTGACCTTGTAGCCAGCCTTACGCAACTCGCTCATCTCTTGATACAAAGTGCTGCGCTTCTTAGTAAGCACACTTTCTAACTCTGACAGCGTGTAAGATCTAGCCTGTAGCAGACCTCGCAAAGCGTCACAGTAATTTGGAATGGGGGGATTTGCGGCCCGAGTACCCCCCAAACTCGGACTAACGACCACATGGAGGGCTGCCGCTAGAATCTTTTTCAACCAGTTCATTGTGTGCCTCCTTGGTTATTTGCCCAAGATGGCACGACACCTGCTGTCGCAGTTTGTTGTGGTGCCGCTTGTGTAGCCACAGGCTGTTGCATAGGTGGCGCACTAGCTGGCACTGACTGTTGTGGTGAACCAGCAATAAATCCATTCATGTCTGGTGTCAACACAACCTTGATTTTATTTTTGTCCTCATAGCCATTGGTGCCTTTTTCAATGCCTACCTTAAAACAGAACTCCATGCCGTTAAGCTGGTTAACACCTTGCAGGTTACGTTTCTGTTGTGATGCCTCTGACTGATCTTTTGGATCAAGATTAAAAGCACTATCAATGATCGCCTTCATAGTACGCAATCCAATCTCTTTTGCGATTGGCATACCTGTCTTTTCAGAAATCTTAGTGCCATCAACAAAAATCTTGTGCCAGATTTTACGCTTATCAAAGTTACCACCAATGATGGTTAACTCCATAGGCAACCACTTTGCGTTAGTCTGTTGCGCCACATCAAAGAACCTACCAGCACCATACTCAGGCAACTCGGTGGACCCGCCCTCTAACTTGATAAAAGCACGAACAATAGTTCCATCAGGAATCAATTCAAACTCACGATTGTTATCGTCACTTGGGACGTTATTTAGATTAAGCATTGTTGTTATCTCCTTCTGCAATGCTGACCTCAGTAGGATTAGTAAAAGCCATTGGACGTTCAACCTGAGGAACACCACTAGACATCTTTTGCATTAGTTTACCTAAGTGCGGCTCTTCAATCATATCCAAGCGCCCACTACGGTCTTTAGCAGGATATCCCCACTGGTTCATTGTGTGACAAACAAAACCACGAAACTGCTGACCATCATCGCTAGTCAGGTTAGTCATCGTGATTACTTCATCAACAATTCCTGGCAACTCTCTGCCAGTCTTTGCACCTTCAATCTGTAGATCAAAAGTAGCCCTTCCATAGTCATCAACCTTCTCATCAAGGATGCCGACAAAGATTACGTTCTTGTCACGGATATGCTGTAACTGTGTGAGCCATGCCATCATCTCACGACCCTGCAAACCATATACGGCTCTGGTGTCTAGCTTGCCAGTGCGATCTGAACGACACTCTGGCTGGTTTTGCCCCCACGAGAAACAAAGCCGACCAGCCACTGTGATGCTATCAATGAACAATGTGTCGTACTTTTCCAACACAGGTGTTGGCTCACCATAAACCTGACACACAGATTGATAGTGCGCCATGCTGTACACAGCGTCATCAGGCAGGGCTGGATTGCCGCCGCCTAGAAAACAGGCAAAGTCACGACACTCAGGCCATGTCCGTGGACGAATAACGTCCACAGGACAGCCCTCAATTGCAGCGTCTCCAGCTTCTAAATCCATAAACAGGGTCTTTGCCTGATCAAGTGTCCTGACAAGACTGGTCTTTCCAATACCACTCTTGCCAATGATCACCATCTTATGGCCACGCTTTTCAGCGAGGCGCTCTTCGGCAGAAATAATTTTAAGCATTCTCAATCTCCTTAATGTCTACAGAAATGCCTTGCAAATACACAGTACGCGCTTCTGACAAAGCCGCCTTGATCTCTGGCGTGGCATTTTGAAACTTTGATTCAGATACAGAATACTTAGTCGTTGCATAGTGCCGAGCATCTTCGGGATTCATCTGGTTCAACAGAGTAGTCAGCAATTTCTGATCCCACTCCACACGCTTGCGGATATCAACCGTAACCTTGTGATCGCCAGACTCAATCGTAGCTTGACCAAAATCTTTGCCCTTCTCGGCAAGCTTGATCCGCGCCTGATCCTCGAACATTTGTTGTAAGGAATTATTGATGATTTTTAGCTCTCGGTTGAGATCATCAATTTTATCTTTGACCTCCTTGCGGCGGTTGTGCAGCAAAGTCAGGTCATTCCAAAGAGGTGTGATTGTCATTTAAGACTCCCATGTTTCGTTAGTGTGTTAGTTAGTATTTATAGAATTAAGAACTTGAGAACATTTTGTCAATGCCTTTTTTTAGAAATAATTACATCAATGCCCAGTATCGCTTTCATCATCTTCTTTTTTAGCTTGAACTCTGCGGTTTCTACGCCTTTAGCATCCTCAACAATTTCTTTCTCAAATCCGTTTTCATCAACTAATTTGTATCGAAAGTCTGCAATATAAGCACAAATCTTCTGATCATTTATCACAAGATTATATCGGACTTGACGCTCCAAATCCTTCACAACTCCAGCTCTCTGCATAGCTGACAGTTCTCCCCACCGCTCTGCCTCCCACATGGAATCAAAGGTGTATCCCATAAATTTAGTCTTTCTTGCGCCAAATTTATTAGACTTGCGTTTATACCTGTACATGATAAAATGTGGCTCTTTATGGTTAGAACTAGGTGATTGTAATGACAGATACTGATAAGTTCAAGTCAGTTGGTGTGGATATTCATACTTATAATAAGCTGAGAAAATTATGCACTGATGAACACAGGAATGTGCGCCAGCAAATAGCCAAGCTAACTGCTGATGAATACACAAAAAAATATGGTGATATTGTTAGTCAGTCAGGTATTGGGTCTGCCGCTCAAAACTAATCTTCGGCTAACGCCCTCATACGGTCAACCAAGCGCCGTGCGCGATTTGGAACTTGTGTGTACCAACGTGAGTCTACCATCTCATCCGCTGCGGCATTCCAGTCCCTAGCGTCTACACCAGCTTTCATACCCTTAAACTTGCTGAGTCTGGGTCTGCCCATATTAAACATCATGTTTGCAATGATGTGCTGGCATTCCTCTGGTAGGTCATCAAAGTCTGGATACAATACTTTGCACTCATCAATAGTTACCATCATATCAAGAGCGAACAATTGCTTGACTCGCTCCTGCTCAACGACAGTGCCTACAGCTTTACCATGCTCTTCGTCAGCCTCAGTTATGAGATGACCAATTCCACAAGTAGGAAGACCGAGATGATCCAAATATATCTCATATTTACACCCTTCATCTTCTGCGATTTCTTCGCGCAACTTATCTTTGTTCATTATGGATTCCCCAACAAGGCTGCTGTAGAGCCTGTTATTCCCAGAGCTTGAGCTACACCAGGATTCGCGGCTGCTTGCTGTCTAATTGTACTGGTTCCTGCTGGAGCTGTGGGTTGTGTTACGTTTACTGATCCAAGACCAGATGCTGCATTTGGTTGAGTCATCTGACTTTGTATTGCGGACAATTGTTCGCCTATGCCAGAAGTATCAACGAGAGATGAGATCTGTCTTTCGGCCTCACGAGCGCCCTCTTGTATGACTTGTGGAGGAGTCTGAATAGAAGCGTTTGTGAAAGCTTGAGACATGAGCCTACCCAAAGTTCTAGCTCTCTCTTCTGGGTTTTCACCTTTAATCTGTTTCTTATATTGCTTCAGAATATCATCGTAATATCCGCCAGAGGAGAACACTCTGCCGATAATGGTTAGTTTTAACAACTTATCTATATTTTGAAGAGGGCTTGCTGCAATATTAGCCGCAACCAAGTCACCACCCTTAACGGTTCTGGCATTAAACTCTAATATCTTTGCAAAAGACACCATGTCATCAGCCATCCCCTCATCAAAGATAGCTTTTAATTTTCCGCTTTCATCTGCATCCAATATACGTTTAGCAAAATCACCAAGAGCTTTTCCGTCAGTGGTTAGGCCATCACCAAAATCTTCAATCAACCTTTCCATGTAATTACCGCGTATCTTATCTAACGCGGCTTGATCACCTTCAAAGCTTTTAACGATTTTACTAATGTCTGCTGCACTGGTTGATCTATGAGCTATTAAGTCTGCGGCTTCAACAGAGTTTAACCTGCCAGACGCAAGCTTCTGGAAAGCAGAGCTTTTATCTGCTTGGAATATTTGTTTCTGTGCGTTGACCAAAGCTTGCATCATGCCAACAAGATTTTGATCACCGCCCTCTTGTAATATTTCACCAACAACTCTTTGATCCATTTTGGACAAAGATGTTCTTTCAATTTGATTAGCTAGTTGTTTTATTTTTGCCGCATCAGCACCAAACAATGTGTCAGCCGTGCGTCCAAGATCTCTAACTGATTTAGCAAAGGCAGCACCCTTAAACTTATCTGGAGTGTAATTGTCTAATGAGTTTATCCCTGATCTGTCCAAAGCGTCTCGTAACCATTGACCAGCTAAATCTTGTCTAAATTGTTCAACCGTTGAGTCTGCCTGTCTGCCAGTAGTACCGGAAGATAATCTAACGGCTTTTAGAGTTCTAGCAAGAACTTGAGGTTTATCATTTTTAATGATCCGTTCCATACGAACATCATCAATGCTAATTCTCTCACCTCTGTCTGTCTTTTGTTTTAATCTTTTAATTACACCAGCAGATTCAAGCTGATCAAATATATCGGCTCCACGTTTATATTGACCTCTGGCCGTATCAAGCCTCTCACTGGCTCTGCGTAATATATCAAAATCATCTGAACCAAAGCTTTTACCTGCTGACCTAGCTAAATCGTCTATGTTGCCGACTGTTAATTGTTTATCCAATTCTTTTATCATTTCGGATATGTATTTAGCCTGACGGCCACTAGATTTAGCCAAAATGTCATTTAATGTTTTTCTAGTCGTATATATCTGTTGAAAAGAGTCTGTGTTTTTTAATGTGTTGACTGCATTAATTGCATCTCTCAACATCGGCCTTGTTCCAGCGACAATACCAGATGCTTCTTTTGTTGCAGCTTCTTTTGCTAATTGTTTGGTTCTTCCTACAGAGATGATTTTTGATGTGCCAATATTAGATTCAAGCGCATCATCAATTGGTTTAAACAATGATGTCATTTGATCATCAAAAGTTTTTTGTGCGTTGGTTAATATGTCAAATGTTTCACGCTCAAGATTAACATTTTTTTCAGCCGCCGCACCAATGTCCTGCGCTAAATCATCAAGAGTTTTAAGCACAGCTTGTTGTGCCTCTCTCTCAGCTTGTTTCAGCCCAGCGGCCTCTTTACCTGTGGCGTTGAGTATAATCTCACCGACTTCTTCATCAGAGGCAGCGCCGACTCTTGCTCTCAGATCTGCAATCTTAGTTTGTAATATTTCGTTGTTTTGCTTTAAACGCTTTGACGTTCCAAACGTCTTTTCAGCTATCGCTTGTTGTCTAGCTATAAGGGCTGGCGCTCTGATAGCACCCAAGCTTGGAACAATACCTGCTTCAAGAGATTCGCCAACAGTTTTGAGTTCCTCATCAGAAAGCCCTTTGCCTGGCTTTACAGTGCCTCTTACGCCTCTTATACCAGCGCCTAGTATGCCAAAGGTAGCATCAGCCAAGAAGCCTATCGTTGCCTCTCTAGCAACGTCTTTTAATACCTCTTCATCTTTCTGTGTTTGTGTGCCACGAACAGCCTCAAACACTTCTTCAGCAGCTTGACCTCCACCAGCGCCGAGTCCAGCGCCTATCGCCGCGCCAAGAATAGGAATAGGTATGAGTGCTTGACCAGTTATGGCACCGCCGATAGCACCAATGACCTCTGGAGCTATGCCAGCTAAGTCAGAAAGGTCATTCATACTGAAGCCTTCTTCATCAATCAGAGTCAGCTTTTCTGTATCAACGCCGAGCTTTGCCGCTCCTGCTGGAGTTACAGCTAAACGACCTCGATTGTCACGGGCAAAGTCAGTTTGATCCAGTCCATACCTTCTCAGCACGGCAACTTGATCATCGTCTGTTTCTGCTAAAGACAGCTCTGCACGGAGTCCAGCGTTTTGTATGCCAGACTTTGTGTCTATGTCTTCTGATGCAAAACCTTTGAATACGCTTGGCTTTGATTTTGTTTTGGAAATTATGTCTTCAAAAGAACTTCTTCTGTAAGAGGGTATGCCACCACCAGAGATATTTGTAATTAATTCACTTACATCCTCTGCATTTGAATCAATAGCTCTTCTTGCTTGTAGCTCCATGCTTGGAGATAGATCTCCAGATTCAATTGCTTTACGAATTTGTAACTCTTCAAAGGGTTGCATTATGTGCTAACTCCTTGAGCCTTTCTAAGTCTTTCTAATTCAGCTTGTTCATCTTCGTTTAATGGAGTGCCACTTTGTCTTGAAGGATCGTAAGGACCAATATTTATTCCTTTTTCATGTAGACTTGCATATCCAGCATCAAGATTTCTTCTTCCTTTAGTAACAACTAGTTCGTATACCTGACTTATTCTATTTAACAATTCATCCTCATCAGCACCCATAATAGAATCAATGTCACCAACAATTTCCTTAACTAAAGCTCTATCTGCATCAGAGATAGTTTTTCCTGCCTCTCCTAAAATATCTTTTGTATTTTTAACAGCCATTTTTTTCAAAATATATTGAGCTTTTTGTAAGCTGGTAGTTCCTTGTCCAACTCCAATTCCAAATCTTTTTCCAAAAGAAGTTGCACTGCTGAGAAGAGCGTCTCCTACTGTTACACCGCTTTGAACAAGACGGGTGAGTTCCGCAAACTCTTTTTCTTGTAAATTTAATTCTTTTTCTGCCGACTCAAAACGAGCTTCTAAAGCACTTGCATCTTCTGCAACTAAGTTGGGTCTTCTCTGCCCTTTGTAATTACCATCAGCCACTTGGACATTAACGCTGAAGAAATCAGTAGCTCCTTCAAAAAGAGGAGTTTTTATAAGTTTTGATAAATAAGGATCACCAAGATCTGTGGGTTTTGCTGCTTCTTTCACAACATCAAGATAAGTGCTTGCTGGTATAAGCTCGTAGTTGTCAGCAAAATCCTCTCTACTTAAAAGGTCATTTAGTTCCCTGCCATTAACCCTAACAGTTTGAGCCTTATCTAAATTTTGCAAAATAGCAGAGGCTCCACCCTCTCCTTTTGGAATAGCGTAATAGTGAGTTCTATTAAAGGCTGCGGCCTCATCCTCTTTCTTACGACTGATGGCAAACTCAGCCGCTTTAATTCTGGTTTGCTTGGCCTCTTTACGAGCCGCTGCCAATGCTGGCATGGCTTTTTCACCAGCCGCCCCTACCTCTGATAGTATTTGTCCTACGTTAAATCCTTTACCAGCCTTATTCTGCATAAGAGCCAAGCCAAATGCCATAAGAGCTTGACTGTTGTCTGGCTGACCAGAAATATCCAAACCAGTAAGATCAGCGAACTCTTTCATATAGTCATCATAATCTTGAGGATTTGATCCTGATCTTACCTGCTTCAACACATCATCAATGGCTGACGCAGCTGCTTGTTTAGCTGGGGTGTCTGCGCCTTTTACGTCTGATCCGTCAGTGACTGTTGTTGAAACTCCTTCATCAGTATCATCCCCAGCAGTGGGATCGCCTCTACGCCCACTTTCTGTAAAGTCTCCATCGTCAGCTTCAGACGCTGCTATGGCCTGTGCTATTTCGTCTTGAGCTGATGGCACACCGCCAACAAAATCAGGAACACCCATACCTGGTCTTCTGCCATCATCAGTTATATCACCAAAGATACCTTGTTCTTCTGTAATGTCTTGAGCCTGTCTAATCTGACTTCTGATAGCGGCATCCTGATCTACGTCAGTTGGAGTCTGCTGATAGTTAGGACCAAAAGCTATAGGACTACGCGGGTCATCAATTCCTATATCTGGCTGAAGAGATCCACCAACGAAATCAGGCACCCCTGCACCTGGCTTTCTAGGATCATCTGCAAGCTGTTGCATTCTACGCCTGTAGGCTGCGTCTGATTCAGTGCCTAAAGCCCTACCAAGAGCAAAAGGCACTTCTGAAACAGTTTCAGCAGTTCTTCTAATACCCTCTAATCCAGCTAATCCTAAATTGCCTAACCCTTGAAGAAGCTCTCCACCGATTGTATCTCTATCACTCGTCATTGGAGATAATGGAGGTATGCCTAGATTACTGCTCCTACCCATTATGGCATCTCCTAAAGGAGATAACGAATCTGATATTCCTCCTGACCTTAACCCAAGAGCCATAACTTTATCTAAAGTCGTAGGGGGCGGTAAGCTCTCGGCTAATGTACCAATCACTTTTCCATCTCTATCTATCACTTTACTCTGTGGAGTCAGACGAGAGCCTTCAGACAATCTGCCTAATCTTGTCATAAAGTCTTTAGTATAAAAATCGTCAGTTGTGCCTACTTTAACCGCGCCTATGCCTGTGCCTGTTACCTTATCTATCAATTCATTTATAGATACCATCTATGCCCCCTTAATTGGCAAAGCCGCCAGAGGGACTAATACCTTGCAACGCAGTATATGCACCAACACCAGCCAAAAACGGGTTAGTGGATGGGGTTGTGGCTGATTTAAATGTGCTTGATAGACTGCTGCTAGGTATGCCTTTAATCAATGATTGGCCTAACTCTAAACGAGTAAATGGATCTTGCTGTTGTTGTAAAATATTTTGCCGCTGTGCATCCAACTGTTGTTGCTGGAACGTCCTGCCGATCTCGCCAAGACCAGATAGCATACCCAAATCTGCACGACCAAGCTCGGACTGGACTCGACCAAGATCAGCCGTTGTGCCAGCCAGAGTGCCAAATGCTTGTCCCAGACCGCCCATGAGCTGTGCTGACTTCTGTGAGGCTGTTAATGCGTCTTGAAAGCCTTTACGCTGTGCATCGCCAATAGCGGCTAGTCTACGTCCCTCTGCCTCTGCATCCACTATACCCTGCCTTGACCCACCAAAAGCGCCTTTGCTTACAGCTTGAGCATCACGTTGTGTTTTGCCAATCTGTGCCTGACGATTAATCTCATCAATGACAGATGACTGGTATGGGTTCATAAACGTCTGAACAGCCGCCGCAGGATCTGCAAGCATGCCCAGTCCAGCACCTAAAGCAGCTTGACCACCAAGAGTTTGTCCAGCCGCTCCTGATATAAATGGTGCATATGAGCCAACAAGTTGCGGTGCCATTGCAAAAGCTTGTTGTTGTAACGG